ACGCTGTCCGGGTTGGGGGCCCGGGGGCGCCGACGCGCGATCCGAGGCCCTAGAGCGCCAAGTCAGTCGACCTGCGGGGGAGGTTTTTGGTTATCGGATAAAGTCCGTACGTACATTGTGTTAGTATATAGGAAATATTTTTGTAAAAAATATAAAAAAGTAGAGGTTGCCAATAAATACAATATGCCAATAGTCCGAGGATTTATTCAAAGGGTTTACAGGGATCTAATATTAACGTATAATTACAGCTATGGAGGTGCTATATGTCTAAAGGCGGTAGCCGTCCCGGAGCCGGAAGGCCAAAGGGCGCGTCAAACAAACGAACGCAAGAGATCCAAGAACGACTGGACGAGCTTAACTGTGACCCTATCGAGGGCATGGCGATGATCGCTAATGATACGTCGCTAGATCATTCATTGCGTTTACAAGCCATGAAAGAACTAGCACAGTATGTAGCACCAAAACGTAAGGCAGTTGATATGTCAGCCACATTTGATGGTTCGCTAAATATCGAAGTTGTACGTTTTTCAGATTTAGATGATGACGACGAAAATGAAAATTCAGGTACCTAATCAATGGTCCCCTCGCCCCTATCAAATGCCCATGTGGAAATTTATGGAGGGTGGAGGTAAAAGAGCCGTTTGTGTTTGGCATAGACGTGCTGGCAAAGACTTATGCAGCATTAATTGGTGTGCAGTTTCAGCGTTAACGCGTCCTGGTTTATATTGGCATTTATTTCCTACCTATAATCAGGGGCGAAAGATTGCTTGGGATGGTATGACGCGAGATGGTCGAAAGTTCTTAGATCATTTCCCAGAGGAAATGCATGAAGCTAAAAATAACACGGAGATGCGCCTCACATTAAAGAATGGCTCAATCTATCAAGTGGTGGGTACCGATAACGTCGACAGGTTGGTTGGAGCAAATCCCGTTGGAGTCGTGTTTTCAGAGTACTCCCTCCAAGATCCCAGAGCTTGGGATTATATTCGTCCCATCTTGGCTGAGAATGGAGGATGGGCGTTATTTATTTATACCGCTCGAGGTCGAAATCACGGATATGACCTCCTTAACATAGCTAAAAGGAATGAAACCTGGTTTCAGCAAGTGTTATCTGTAGAAGATACACGAGCTATACCCCTGTCAGCCGTTGACGAGGAACGTGCTTCGGGTATGCCAGAAGAAATGATACAGCAAGAATTTTTCTGCTCATTTGATGCGCCACTTGTAGGATCTTACTACGGTACTCCAATGGCCCGTCTACTTGCAGACAATCACATTACTAAAGTACCTTATGAACCTACGTTAGACGTGCATACAGCCTGGGATCTAGGCATTGGTGATTCAACAGTAATCATCTTCTTCCAAATGCAACATAACGAGATACGAGTGATCGACTATTATGAAAATGAGGGAGAGGGGCTAGCTCATTACGTAAAGATTGTACGCGAAAAAGAGTACGTCTACGGCGATCATATCGCGCCCCATGATATTCAGGTCCGAGATTTCAGTACAGGTAAATCTAGGATTGAAGCAGCACGAGAACTAGGTATTAGATTCCGTGTCGCGCCTAATCTACGTGTAGATGACGGTATTGAAGCGGTCAGAAACGTATTGCCGCGTTGTTATATCGATGAGCATAAGTGTGCACGGCTTATTGAAGCATTGCGCCAGTATCGTAAAGACTGGGACGAGAGAAACCAGTGTTTCCGCGACCGTCCGCTACATGACTGGACATCTCACCCCGCTGACGCGATGAGGTATCTAGCACTAGGGATTAGGGACCGGATTAACAAGAATAATAAGAATTTGCCTAGACAGGCTGAGGGGGAATATGCCATCTTCAGTCAATATTAGGAATATGGAGCTAAATGACTTTGATCAAGTTATTTGTTTAGCAGCAGAAGCTCACAAAGAATCATCGTATGCCCACCTTGACTTTGACATACAAGTGGTATACGAAATGGCCCGTGTATGGGTAATTAATCCCGAAACATATTTCTGTAGAATAGCGGAAAGCGAAAATAATAAGATTTTTGCGATGTACGTCGGCTACATTTCGAGTTATTATTTCGGTAAGGACCTAGTAGCATTAGACTGTTTGCTCTATGTTGATCAGTCAAAACGTGGCGGCTTAGCTGCTGTTAGATTGATTAAAGAGTTTGAAGAATGGGCTTTTGCAAACGGTGCGAAGGAAATACGGCCTGCGTCGTCGACCGGTGTAAAGACTGAAGAGACACGTAAGTTGTATGAGGCCCTAGGGTATGATACCATAGGGAATACATTTGTAAAAAGGAGGTAACCTATGTGCGGAGGCGGCGGTAGACCAGCACCACCACCACCAGCTCCTACTCCACCTAAAGTGGATGATAAGGACGTTCAGAAGTCAGTAGAAGAATTGACCGATGCTGAAAAGGCTCGTAAAGGTCAGAAGTCTACTATTCTAACAGGCGGTGAAGGTGTAGAAATGGAGAAGATCAAGAAGAAAAAACTTCTTGGTGGAGCTTCAGAAAAACTTGGTAATTATTAATGCATGACGACGTCAATCAAATAGTCAAGCGTCTTGAACAGCTTGAATCTTGGCGTGCTCCGTGGGAAAACCTCTGGCAGGATTGTACCGACTATGTCAATCCTCGCCGGGGTGATTTTACTACGAAGCAGTACCGAGGTAGCCGTGCAAGATTTGATAAGGTGTTTGATTCGACGGCACCATTGGCTAACGAACAGCTAGCTAGTGGTCTGCATGGTCATTTGACCAATACTGCAGAAAGATGGTTTCAATTAAAAGTTCCTGGAACTCAGGAAACAGCAGGCATGCGTCGATGGCTGCAATCAACAGTTGATCAGATGTTTGATCGCTGTTTTAACGTTCCGTCTACTAACTTTATAACATCTGTCCATGAATTGTACTTGGACCTTGGTTCCTATGGAACAGGCGTCATAATGGTAGAAGACCGAGCCGGTAAACCTATTAACTTTAGATCTTTTCACTTGGCGGACTGCTATGTTGCAGAAAACCATGAGGGAGTTGTTGATACCGTTTACCGTAAGTATAAACACACGGCTAGACAGCTAATGCAGCTATATAGCGAGGTTTTGCCAGATAAGTTTAAGGAAATAGCTGTTAAGCAGCCATTCCAAGAATTTACGTGTGTTCATGCTGTCGAGCCTAGGGCTGACCTAGACTACGAAAAGAAAGACAAGAATAATATGCCTTGGAAGTCATGTTATGTGCTTGTTGAAGAACAGATCATGCTTAAGGAAGGGGGATATCAAGAATTCCCTTATATGGTTCCTAGATGGTCTAAAACCTCTGGAGAAGTTTACGGTAGGTCTCCAGCTATGACGTGTATGCCTGATATTAAGATGGTCAATGAGATGACAAAGACGACCATCAGGGCTGCACAAAAAGCAACTGATCCTCCTCTTATGGTACCAGATGATGGCTTTATTATGCCATTACGTACTATTCCTGGTGGATTAAACTACTACCGGTCAGGTACCCCAGACAAAATTGAGCCTTTAATTGGTGGCGAACGTCCTGACGTTGGTCTTGATTTTATTGAAACTCGTAGAGAGCATATCAGTAAATCATTCCACGTAGACTGGCTGCAGATGCGTGAAGGCCCACAAATGACAGCAACTGAGGTATTGCAGCGTCAAGAAGAGCGTATGCGTCTTATGGGACCAATGGTTGGACGATTACAGGCTGAATTCTTAGGACCCATGATTGATCGTGTATTTGCTTTGATGAATAGACGTAAAGAGCTGGATCCAGCACCTCCTGAACTAGAAGGAGTAAGTCTACGTGTTGATTATGTATCTCCAATAGCGCGAGCTCAGAAATCGCAGCTGGTATTTAACTTTACTCGATTCCTAGAGCAGATGGTACCACTAGCAAACGTGAAACCTGAGATCTTTGATAATATAGATGCAGATGCAACATTTAGGTGGGCTCATGGCACGCTCGATGCTCCGATGCAAACTTTGGTTGATCCTGAAAAGGTACAAGAACAACGGGCTCAGAGACAACAGGCTGATAAAGAAATGCAAGAAGCTGCTATGATGCAGCAGCAAGCTACAACGGCAAAAGATATGTCAACGGCAGCTAAGAATGCTGGGATGCAACCTATGATGAACGGAGGCGCAGGTGGCGGACCAGCAACAGAATAGAAGTTTAACAGATTTACATGATGACATGCGGGCAATTTTTCTCACGCCTTCAGGTCAGCGTGTATTAAATCATCTGTGCAAAATCTCGTATGTCAATGACTCGAGTTATTGTCCAGGTGATACACACGAATCAGCACACCGAGAAGGTATGCGTCGTGTGGTTTTGAGTATCTTGAGGTTCATTGATAAAGACCCTCAAGAGTTATTAAATCTACCAAAGGAGGCTATCGATGAGTGAGGAAGCAATCGGGTCCGTTGATGCGGGTAGCTCGGGTGGTGATTGGAGGGCGTCGCTTGGCGACGATATTCGACATGATCCGAGCCTCGCGTCGATACAGGACGTAAATGGACTAGCTAAGTCTTATGTACATGCCCAGCGTATGGTTGGTGCTGATAAGGTAGCAATACCTAGAGAAGAAGCATCTGCTGACGAATGGAATGATTTTTACAATAGGCTAGGTCGTCCAGAAAAATATGAGCTCCAGCGCCCAGAACTAAATGAGGGTCTAAATTATGACTCGGGTATGGAAGATAAAATGCTGGGAATTATGCATGAGGCAGGTCTAACACAGGCACAAGCAAACAAAATCTATAGTGGCTATATGCAGCACATTAACGGCGAATTTGGCGAAATGTCAAAAGGTCGTGAAATGCAGCAGGCCGAATGGGATCGTCAGATCCGTAGTGAGTTTGGACGTGCTTATGAAGAACGTGTTGACATGGCACAACGTGCAGCAGCAGAGTTTGGCGGCGAAGAACTCTTAGGCTGGCTTGATGAGTCTGGTATGGGCGACCATCCAATGCTTGTTAAGATGTTTGCTAAAATTGGTCAGCAAATGATGGAAGCAGGCGTAGATCCACAGGGTCGAGGCCAGTCATTTATGCTAACCCCTGATGCAGCGCGACAGGAAATTGCACGGCTACAACGTGATCCTAATTTCATGGCACAGTACGGTGATAGTGAAAAAGATGGTCACAATGCAGCTATTGAAAAAATGCAGCAGCTATTTGGCTTTGCTTATCCGGAGCAGATGTAATGGCTAAAACCAAAATCGGCCTATGGGCTAACATACATGCTAAGCGTAAGCGCATCAAGGCCGGTTCTGGTGAAAAAATGAGGAAGCCGGGGTCTAAAGGTGCTCCGACTGAAAAAGATTTGAAGAGGTCACAAAATGGCTAGCACAATTAAAATGGGTTATCTGGACGAAGAGTTCAGAAAAACTAAGATAGGACGGTCAAAATCGACTCAGAATAAGTACCTGGAATACCAGAAACAGCTTGCTGAGCGTATGTCTGTTCCATCTAAATATCTTAAAGCAGCCGATGCTCTTATTAAGAAGCAAGGCAAGACAGATCCTGTTATGGCTGCTATTCAGCAAAATGCCCGTGGTAAAGGTGTATATTCCGATCCAGAAGCAGCTATCAGGAATGCTGAAATTGCAGGTTATTCGAGTGCCACTGCTCAGGGTATTGTTCGCCGTGCGGCGGGTAAAACTACGGGTACTTTGCTCGGAGGATAGTTTACGTAACGCCTTTTTTGCGTTATAATAAAGATTGGGTAGCGGGAAACCGTCCGAGTCATGACCCAGACTATAAAGGGTAGCAGAGGTCCGTAAGGGCAGCCAAAGCGAATAAACGTTAAACGTTAATTGTTGAAAGGAGGAAAGCTATGAGCTTTCAAATCACGACAGCCTTTGTACAGCAGTACAAAGCAAACGTCGAGCACCTCCTACAGCAGAAAGGTTCGCGCCTACGCCCGTATGTGCGAGTTGAAACTCAGAACGCTGAGTTCGACTTTTACGATCGGATTGGGGCAACCTCTGCTCAGGAAGTGACTGGACGACATCAAGACACTCCACTTATCAACGTACCGCATGACAGACGTAGAGTCTCATTGCGTGACTTTGATTGGGCGGAGCTAATCGACCGTCAAGACCGCATCCGTATGCTTATTGATCCGACTTCACCTTACTCTCAGAATGCTTCTTTTGCACTGGGTCGTAAGATGGACGAGATTATTCTTGAAGCAGCGTTCGGTACTGTTTTCACAGGTAAGACTGGAAGCAGCAGCGTAACATTCCCTGCAGGACAGCAGATTGCTGTTAACTATGTAGAGAGTGGTGCAGCTACTAACTCTGGTTTGACCATTGGTAAACTACGAGCCGCTAAAGAAACTCTGGATGCCGCTGAGAACGATCCATCAGATCCTCGTTACATTATTTGTACAGCTAAGCAGATCACCGATCTCTTGCGTTCAACTGAAGTAACAAGTGCTGACTTCAACTCAGTTAAAGCTCTTGTTCAGGGCGACGTTAACACCTTCATGGGCTTTGAGTTCGTACGCACCGAGCTCGTCAATGCCGATTCGAGTGGATATCGTCGAGTACTTGCCTACTGTAAATCTGGTCTGCTTATGGCAGTTGGCCAAGATGTTAATGTAGACATTGGTCCTCGAAGAGATAAACGTAACTCGACTCAGGTATACTGCTCAGCTTCCTTCGGCGCAGTCCGTATGGAAGAAGAGAAGGTCCTTGAAATCAAGTGCGAAGAAAGCTAAGGAGGACTGAATAATGGCTACACAAAACTCAACTCAGTATGCTAATACTCAGGCTACTCCGCGCGTCATGAATGCTACTCACGAAGATCGTGGTAGGGTTCGTGTCAAAGCATTTGACTTCACTCAGTCAGGTGCGGGTACTGCCGGTGATCAAGCATTGCTAGCGCAGATTGAAGCAGGTGCTATACGCATCCTTGCTGCAACTGTGACTAACTCTGCTCTTGGTAGTGCTCGTACTATGGACTTGGGTCATCTCGGTGCAGCAGATGCAAATGGTACTGCTATTGCAGCAGATCCTGATGCATTCAGCGCGGATACCGCAGTTGCTACTGCCGGTACTAATACCATTCAGATCAACAGCCAGATCACAACCAAAGACGGTTTTGTTTTTGCTGCGCAGATCAACGATGGTACTATTCCGGATGGGGCAACTTTGTCTGGTTACGTATTGTACGTTATCGACTAAGGAGATGGGGGGAGCTTCGGTTCCCCCCTAACCGCTAATGGCAGCATCAGATATTGAGATCATAAACAGAAGTCTTGCTCTACTAGGTATCGAATCGATCACTTCGTTATCTGATAACAGCAAGCAAGCTTCTATTGCCCGTGTGTTATTTAATGACACGCGTGCTGCTGTATTTAGATCTCATCCATGGAATTGTCTTACAAAACGTGCTTCTTTGCCGAAGGACGTGACAGCTCCTGTTTATGGTTATAGTAACAGGTTTGTTTTACCTGCGGACTTTTTACGGCTACTAGAGGTAGAAAACCCTACACAAGTAGTATTTCAGTTAGAACGAAGGCATATACTAGCCGACGAAGGTACTATGAATATTAAGTATACGTCACTTGTTACAGATGTTACTCAATATGACACCTTGCTAGTAGACACTTTGGCTTCTCGCGTTGCAGCAGATTTAGCGCAACCGCTTTTACAATCAACTTCTGCTATGGAACAAATGTGGCAGATGTATGAATTAAAGCTTAGAGAGGCTAAGTTTGTTGATGCACAAGAGCAGCAACAAGATGTTCTCGATGCCGATTATTGGCTTGAATCACGTCAAGGAGTCGCACGACCGAATATCGACACTCCGCCGAGGTAGGAATAGATGGCTAAAGTCACGCCGATTCAAACAAATTTTACTGGCGGTGAGATCAGTCCACGTCTACTTGGCCGTGTTGACTTGACTAAATACACAAGCTCTGTGCAGCGGTGTGAAAACTTTATTTGCTTTCCTCACGGTGGAATCACTAAAAGGTCAGGTACTCGGTTTATTGCTGAAGTAAAAGATAGCAGTAAAAATATACGTCTTATTCCTTTTATCTTTAGTACAGTCCAAGCTTACATTCTAGAGTTTGGAGACGGCTATGTTAGATTTTATAGAGACGAAGGACAAATAGAAAATATTTCTCCTCTTGTAGGACCTTATGAAATAGCAAGCCCGTATGCAGAGGCAGATCTAGATGGTATTAAATTTACTCAGTCTGCAGACGTTTTATATTTAACACACCCTGATTATCAAACACGTAAGCTAAGTCGTACAGGCCATAATGCTTGGACATTTAGTTTACTAGAGCATATTGATGGTCCATATGGAAACATTAATACAACTTCTACTACTTTAAGTTCTGCACAAACAACAGGTACAGCTACTGTAACTGCTTCATCTACAACCGGTATTAACAACAATGCCGGATTTAATTCAGGTGATATTAATCGTTCTGTTCGTCTGCTTGTGTCAGGTGTATGGGGCGCAGGCAAGATTACTGCTGTTAATAGTACAACTCAGGTCGTAATAGAAGTTTTTAATGACTTTCAAATGGGTGCTGCTAATACGGCTACGACTAACTGGCGTCTTGGTATCTGGTCAGATAATACTGGCTGGCCTACAACTTGCACTTTTTATCAGCAGCGTTTGTTCTTTGCTAATAATCAAACCCAGCCTAATACAGTTTGGGCTTCTGAGTCTGGAAATTTTGAAACTTTCTCCCCAACAAACCGAGACGCAGAAGTCCTTGATGATTCGGGGCTAGACCTTACACTAGCTACGGATCAGGTGAATGCAATCCGTTGGATGTATGGAGCTAAGCAGCTTCAGCTCGGTACGTCTGACGGACCATTCATTATGTCATCTGGTTCTGAAAACTTAGCGTTGACTCCTAATAACGTTACCGTTAATCGTGAGACTACAGATGGTACTGCTAATTTGCGGCCTATTGGTGCTTCTAGGGCCACTATTTTCATTGATAGAACCAGAACAAAGATCAGAGAGCTTGCTTATAACCTCGAGGTGGACGGCTTTAGTACTCCTGACCTTACTCTTATTGCTGAACATATAACCACTGGTAATGCCAAAGAGCTAGCATATACACGTTCTCCTGATAGTCTTATATGGACGCTACTAGATACCGGACAATTAAGGTGCTTAACATATGAAAGAGCACAGGACGTTGTCGCATGGCATCGCCACATTATTGGTGGCGTTGACACTAGAGTTATATCTATTGCTGCTATACCAAGTGCTGATGAATTAGAAGAACAACTATATATGGTTGTGGAAAGAACTATCAACGGCGCTACTAAAAAATACATCGAGTTTTTAGAAAAAGCTTTTGACCAGGCTAAAGGTGATGAGCCTAAAGATGCTTTTTTTGTAGATAGTGGGCTAACCTATGACGATCCTAATGTAGCAGTTACATCAATATCAGGACTTTCTCATCTTGAAGGTGAAACCGTAAAAGTGCTGGCTGATGGTGCAAACCACCCAGATAAAGTAGTAGCACAAGGAAGTATTACACTAGAAAGATCGGCTAATACAGTCCATGTAGGTCTATCCTATCGAGCTTTGATGCGCACTCTAGATCCAGAAGTACAAACAGAGTCAGGTCCATCACAAGGTAAAACAAGGCGTATTGAGCGTATTACAGCTCGAGTGGTTGATACGTATACTCTTAAGATTGGTCCTGAGTTAACTAATTTGCAGGAAATACCATTTCGTACTCCGTCTATTCCTATGGGTTCATTGCAGCTATATACAGGTGACAAACGTCTTCTGTTGCAGCATACTCCTGATAGACAGTTTGATTTGTATTTTGTGCACGACGATCCGTTGCCATGTACTATTTTGGCAATTATGTATGCATTGGTGGTTTCGGAAAGATGATTGTAGTACCATTTGAAAATTGGCATTTAGATTTCTTGCAGCCAGAATTTCCTGTTTTTAAAGATGGGATTGATTGGGAAAAGCAAGCAGTAGCCTTTACTTTGTATGAGGATGGGCACTATTATGCTATTTTTGGAGCGGTACCTATTTGGGAAGGAATGTATGAAACCTTCTTGTTTACAGATAAAAAGTTTCAAAACCGCAAATTGCAGTGTATAAAGTTAATAAAGGCACAAGAAAATTTTCTTGTTAAGACATTCAGACCACGGAGGGTTCAGACCACAGTACCAACAGAAAACTGCGTCTGGCGTCGCTGGCTAGAATGGCAGGGTTATATAAATGAGGGCGTTATGAAATGTTTTGGTCCAGATGGACGGGATCATTTTAGATACGCAAAGGTGTACTGATGGGAGTTGAACTTGCAATTGCTGCAATGGCCGTCGGCACGGCGGTTAGCGCTTATGGCCAGTACCAAGCGGGTAAGGCACAAAAGCGTGCATACGAATATAATGCTCAAGTCCAAGAGCAAAATGCTAAGATGGCTCAGGAGCAGGCTGAGTATGAGGCTAGACGTCAAAAGTCTAGGACTCGTAAAATGCTGGCTGCTCAGCGAGTTGCTTATAACGCTTCAGGTGTAGTAGGTGGTACCGGTACAGCTTTAGATACCCTCAGACAAACTATGATGGAGGGTGAAATGGATCGTATGGCTATCCTGTATGGAGGAGACGTAGAAGCAGTTAATCAAAGATCACAAGCAGCCTTATCTAGAATGCAAGGTAAAGCTGCATATAAAGCTGGAATGTATGGAGCAGCTGGTACTCTGCTTAGCGGAGCTGGTCAAGCTGGTTATTCCTACCAAGAAGGTAAAGCTTTGGGGATGATAAAATAATGCCTATTGTACCTAAATATTCAGATCAAGGTGGGGAACTAGCTCTACCAACACGTAGGCTTACCCCAATGAGCCAAGGTCAGATTTATTCTTTTGGTGATTCTGGCAGAAATTTAGCTAGAGCCGGTCAGCAAATATTTGCTGGCGGTCAGATGCTATTTCAAAAGAATAAAAAAGAAGCTGAGCAAGAAGCCCGCTTGTGGGTTATTAGTGCCGAAACCGATCTTGAAAAAGAAATGGCTCGAGGTGTGGAAGACCTTAAGGTGGGTCAGACACCTGATGACTATATCCGAGATGAAAGCTTTACAAATGGTACAAACCCTGATACTTATACAAATAGGGTTAAGGGTTTATTTGATGCTACTGTTGCCAGCAAAGATGCAAAGGGTAACGAGCGATATAAAGCGCCAAATGAATATGCTCAAAAGCTTTGGGACGAGCGTAAAATGCGCTTGCAATCGTCCTATGAAGTTAATGCTATTAGGTATGAAGCAGGCCTAAGATCAACAGCTAGGCTTGAACAGTTGACTAATACAGTCGACGATATGAAAAATCAAGTCTTTAAAGATCCTACCACACTTGTTGATAATCTAAACCGAGTTAATCTTCTAATTGAAGGTCAAGATGACCCGTCTACCTCTGACGTAGTAGAAGGTTATTCAGGTCTTATTAGACCTGAGCAGATGTTTGGCTTACATAAAGAGCTAGCCCAGAGTCTTACTATTAATGCAGTCAAAGGGTATATTGAAGAAAATCCTTTGGCAGCATATGCTATTCTTAGTGGCCAGCATGAAAAAGTTAACATAGGTGATCCTAATATAGCCTCTGCCGTTAATCAATTTATGGATGCTGCTGATCAAGCAGTTTTAAAAAATCAAGCAGAAGCTGCTGCTAAATCAGAACACTACGCTGATACTACACAGTTTGGTGAAGACTGGAGGCAGCACACTTTTGCTCTACAACAAGGTCTTCCCGGTAATCCAAATTTTGATAATCAAGCTCCCTTTACCCTTTTAGGCGATGCACCTGCAGGTCGATATGCTGGTCTAGCCGACGGTCGTTTTACTAAACTTCACCATTTGGTTTATTCAATGTATTTTGGCGATAATTATAACGCCAAGATGCTCTTGTTTCCTGAGCTAAAAATAGAAGTAAATGCAAAAATCAAACAGCTGGAGTCTGAACTTAAAGTTGCTACCCTTGCTGGCTTTATGGTTCAAGATGCGACGTTTGTTAATAGAGATAAAATTCCTGAGTTTGTAAGGATGCTAGACGGACTTACAAACCGGGGGATTACTGATATTAGTGTAAAAGACTTATCAGAAGCATTTGGCTATGACGGTTATGTAGGTAAAGCAGATATTAGTATCTTGAACGGCATGACTAATTATGAAATGGCTGCTGCTATTGAATTAGCACAAGGTCGGATTTCGCAGATTCTTACTATGCGCGATACAGATTTTGCCGAGTATGTACTACGATATGGTAGTGCAACCGGAGATATGACTTTTTCTCAAAGAGCAGAACAGATAAGAGGTGATGCTGCTAAGCTTAATATGAGTACAAACACAGTTCACCTATTAACAAATAATGAAGCGCAGACCGTAGTACAAGAAGCATCAAGAGTATTGCAGCAACCTGAAATGGCATCCGCTTGGATTAAGCAGCAAGAAGAAAAATATGGTCCTCATTTTGAGCAAGTTTGGTCCCAACTTACCACTATGGAAAATGGACTATCTAATGACTGGATGGTGTTGGGTGCTTACTATAAAACTCCAGCAGCATTATCCATTGGATCTGCTATTTCATCCAATCATTCAGACCTTAAAAATGCTCTTTCTGGCCGCCCCTCAGGCAGACAGTATGCAGATGTACAAGACAAAGTGTATGTTCAGTTAGAACCAATTATTACATCTCTAACTGGTAATATGCCAAACCGAGATGATTTACGTCAGACCATGACGCATATACTGGAAAAAATGGTTATGCGTGAAATGATTGATAATAACAAAAGTGCAGATCAAGCAGCATCAAATGTTCTTGGCATGTTTACGCATGGTGGTCTGCAGCTAGCATCTCCACACGCTAATAACAACAATCATAACTGGTACGTTTTACCTCAACACGAGGGTTCTATTAATGTAGCTTCAACCGTTGGAAAAATAGACAGATTTTCCGGTCTAGATTATGACGCAGTAGTGAGGGCAGATCCAGATGGTACTAGGTTTAAAGGTATGGGATTTTATCAGTATGCTGCAAAGTATGGTGGTGACAATTGGGCAGATACAGCAGTGAATCAAACTAAAGTTTTAATCCCTGATTCTCTAAATTCAGTTATTAGTGCAGATCGGCTATACAAAACCCAACGGTTTTATGAGGTGCTTCAAGAGCACGGTACTTGGGTTATGAGTGACGATGGTGACGGTATCATGCTCACTCTTCCTGTAAACGCTGGATCTGAACTATTAGCTAGACAAGGAACAGGCGTACGTATTCCTATTATGATACAACGCTACAACGAAGACGGAATTGAAATGACACCTGAGCCGCTTGAAATTAAGTTTTCACAAATGAACAAAGTAACAGCATTTTTTAATGAAGACTGGCTTCAAGCACAAAGGTAGGTTCAATGAGTGAATATGTGAGTCCATAATGTATATAAAGTCTAAAAAGAAATCATATCAAAGTAGCTTTTTCCAGGTAGCAGGCCAGGATCTTATTCCTTCCTATGATTCTGCTGTAACTGATGCTGCAATTGATAGTGGTTGGAAATTTGGCGCTACTAATTCTCTTTCGAGAATGACTGAAATTAATAGTGCAAGAAATTATGGCTCATCAACACAGGCTGAACGAGATCTTTATGATGAAGGTGTTCGTTCCATAGGCATACGTAGAATTAACAGGCATGGCAGAGGAAGGTATAACCTTCCAAACATACCCTATACAACAGACGAATTTAAAAAGAAATATCCTGAGTTTGATGATGAACTCAGGATACTTGAGCCAGAAGAAGCAAATGAACGTTATGGCCTTGATGGAGCTTTATCGTGGTCTGAACCTGTATCTTCTCTTGAAGCTTATATTTTAAATACACGTAAAAAAGAAGAGATCAAGTTTCAATTTAATTTAGATAAAGCGTATGGTTGGGAATCAGTCAAGGGCTTTAGCCTAGAAATGGGCATGGCTCTTGTTGATCCTGTTACGTTGCCGCTCATGTTTATTCCTCCCGTCGGTGCTGCTAAACTAGCAGGACAATTTGGCTGGGCGGCAACTAAAACGGGTAGTAGGTTTGTGCGTGGCGGTTTAGGTGGCCTGTATGCTTCAGCCATTGTTGAGGTACCTATCTATGCTGCAGCTCAGCAAGAGCAGGCAGACTATGGTCTGCTCCAGTCATTTATGAACGTTACATTTGGTACGTTCGCAGGTGGTGGATTACACGTTGGTGGTGGAGCTGTTATAGATGCCGTTAAACATATTCGAGCAAAGCGTCACGCTAAAGCTCTTGATACAGCAACAAACCAGCTAACAAATGGCCAGAGTGTAGAAGTTACTCCTATTACTAATATGAGTGATGAAGTACCTTATGAGGTACCTACAAACAGTGGTGATTCAGCAGAATTTGGGCCAGTTAGTCGTAGTTCAGATGAATTAGAAATTGCTGATACAAACAAGCCAGTTAAATCAAGTGAAACTTTAGAGTACAAACCGCACACTAATGCTAGCGAATCTTTAGCTCTAGTAGACAAAGGCGAAAAAGCATCTAAGCTTAGTGGTGTTAAAGTTAAAACTGCTTTTACTAGTGACGAGTTTCAAGAGGCCGTAGCTGAAGCAGCAGCACAAAAAATACAAAACAAAATAGCTTTTAGGATTAAAACAACAGATGGTCAATATGTCCTTGTTAAAAATAAAGATGGAACTCTACGTCTTTTTGGTGATGATCAGGTTGCGACTAACTTTGGTGACCCTGTCTCGATCGGTGAGAAGGCTCACATGGCAATGCTCATGCACGGCGTGGACATGGCGCAGGCGGATGTTAAATATTCTGCGTCGATAAAATTAGAAGAAGGATCTATTCACCACGTTATTGACGTCACAAACGCTGAGTTCAATCCTAAGATGAACCAGAATGACGTTGTACTAGCTAATCCTGGTGATGCTTTAAAACTATTTCAAGGTGATCCTCATATCACTGCTTTTGCCGATAATATTAAAGCAGGTAAACAAGCAGTTATTGATGAATATGCTCAGTTTGATGAGGGTACTTTACTTGGAGACGGTAAAAAAATTGCCTTTGACGAACAGTTGCTTGATGAAAACCTGCAGCAGACAGGCGATCAAATGGGTACACAAAAAGGTGGTACCTATACAGATGCGGCAACAGGTAAAAAATACTACGTCAAATATCCTAAAGATCCAAATATTGCCAAAAATGAATTTTTGGCAGCAACACTATATAAAATGTTTGGAGTCGCTTTCCCTGAGACTCGTCTAGTAACTAATTCAAATGGGGATATTGTTGGTGTAGCTTCTCAAATTGTCGATGGCGCCAAAATGATTACACCTGACGAGTTTGCTAAGCTTCCTAAAGAAGTAAGGCAAGCGTTTGCTGATGACTTTTTGGTTGATATGTATCTAGGCAACTGGGACGTTGTTGGTAATGCACCTAATTTTAATCTAATGCTGGCACCTGACGGTACGGTTTTCCGTATTGATCCAGGCGGTGCTTTGTTGTATCGAGCACAAGGTGATCTTAAGCCTGATGACTGGCTTAAAGGTGTTGATATTCCTGAACTACAGACTCTTAAAGATCCTAAGAAAAATCCAACTGCTGCTAAGATCTATGAAGCCATGGAACTTACAGAGGACGAGTTTAGGGCAAAAACTCTAGAAACTTCTAAGCGTATATTCCAGACCGATCAAAAAGAAATTAATGAAATCATCCAGATTGTTGGCTTGCCTAAAAAAGAAGCCGATGCTCTAAGATCATTTCTTGTAAACAGGCGTCAGGCCCTACAAGAAGTAGGGGACTTTGGGCGTGTTGCTCAGCAAGTCTCTACAAAGAAAGGGACTATCGTTGCTAACAGTCAGCACTCCGCTAAGAAAGCCGTAGCTAACCTTAATAAGGCACAAAATGCTGGCTTTGATGAAGCAGAAGCAGCTTTTATTAAAAGTTATACTGGAAGCGGTTATTCTTGGCTTAATCGGGCTTTGAGGAATATTGATGGTGTAGTTACTAATCCAAGCTACAAAATGTCTGAAGCAGATATTATTAGTCGTGCTAAGTCTGTATCTCAATATCTTGATGGCAAACCAATTGTTAAAAATTATGAGGATGCTGTTGGTGTAATCAGGGCTTACGGAAATAAGCTTCAAGAGCTTATTCTTAAAAAAGGCTCTCTTGACCAACAGGTACAAGTTTGGCGAGGCGGTACTCCGTTTACTGCTTTTAATGGTGTTAAAAACATTAACTTGTCAAACACTACAGATATTGCTACTGCAAAAGCTATGAGGGGTGGAGCTGTTAAACTAGCTGGTTTTACCTCTACAGGTGTTAGTCGTTCATCAGCTAGTGGCTTTATGAATTCTGACTCTATCATGCTTAAGATTAATCTACCTAAAGGTATGAAAGGTCTAGCATCAGGAGAAGGTAAAGCCTGGACTTTTAAGACAGGCGAAACAGAAATTATTTTGCCGCATGATACAACTTTTGTTATTAGAGAAGTCGTTCAAATTAGTAAAGGTGGTAAGATGGTCATGGAGCTAGACGCTCTAAGGCCTGGTGAAGCTGTTCCTAAAATGATGGATAAGCAGCAAGCTTTGAAAATAGGACAAAAATACCATAAACAGGTATCAAACGCGGTTTCTGATATTAATGATACAGATCCTGATTTAGCAGTAGATCCTAATCAGCGTCAAGAAACTTTGAAATTTAATAAGAGTCAAGAGCTTAAAGAGCAGGAAAACACTATACAAGAATTAAATGAAATGATAAAAGCTGAATTAGCAAACGTTGAACCTAAGTATGTCGCAGCTTTAACCAAAGAGCTTGAGGCAATTGAAGCTGATGGTAAAGCCGATATTGAACTAGCTAATGACTTGTATGAGGCTGCTAAAGCTGCAGCCGTATGCGTGAGAGGTGCCGGATGAGTATTCAAAAATGTATTGGAATTATTAAGGCAGCAAATAAAAATGGAAGTATCACTGATGATGCAGCCATGGAAATGCTGGAAGAAATTGATGATTTCATTACGAACAATAAAAATATAGACAATATCGATAACGCTCTAGCTCAACATATTAAAGAGCGTTTTGATGATACTGTGCTAGCAGCAACTATTGAAAAGCGTAATCGTGCCATTAACGCTATGGTCGAAATGCGTGCTATTCAACAGATTAGCGCCTTTGATAATCCTTATGAAGGCTTAAAAGCTCTCATGGGTGGATCAATAAAATCTAAGTTTAAATCAAAATTGAGCATTGATGCTCAGGGTAAAGCTCTTACCAATAAGTATATAGGTAAGCTTATTGACCGTTTAGAAAAGAACGGAGATATAGCGTACTTTAATAGTGGTAAGTTTGATGACATGATTGCAAAAGAGCTTTGGGAAATCAAGCCTGGAGGTCAACCTGGTATTACAGGTAATGCTGCTGCTAAGCGTATTGCAGAAGTTATTCATGAAATACAAGAGCTCGCCGTTAAAAACTCTAATATGGCAGGTTCATATATCAGGTCTATGCCTGGGTATATTATGCGTCAAACACACGACATGATGCGTTTGCGTAAAGCTACTATGGACGAATGGATTAATTTTGTCTGGGATAAGCTAGATGATACAACATTTAAAGGTGCTGATAAACGCAAGTTTTTAGAGGGCGCTTATAAAGGCCTGGCATCAGGTGTACACCGTAGATTTAAGCCTGAATCAACACAGTCAAATCACTTGTATGGATTTAAGGGCCCCTCTAATCTGGCTAAAAAAGCTAGTCAAGAGCGTGTGCTGCATTTTAAAGATGCAGAGTCCTTTATGGAATACAACAAGGTCTTTGGCGCAGGAGACCTACGAGAAGGCATTGTTCATGGGTTAGAGCACCTAGCTCGTAATACGGCTCTAATGAGAGGCCTTGGTACTAATCCTGTAAGCATGCTTGATAAGCTTAAAAAGCGTTATCTTACAGAAGCGCAAAAAGCAGGTAACATAAAAGTAACAGACCAGTTAAATAACAATGAGCTGAAATACCTTTTAGCAGAGCTTGATGGTACTACACGTATCCCTGTTAATATGAGAACTGCTAAGATTAATGCTACTTTAAGAATGATTGCCAATGTTTCTAAACTTGGTGGTGCTACTATTTCGTCTATCACAGATATTGCTAACCAGGCAGCGGAATTAAGGTATCAAGGTAAAAACGTATTTGCTGCTTATACTAATGCCTTTAGTAATTTATTCCGTGGCCGAGGAAATGCAGAACAAAAAACTATAGCAAGATCTATGGGTATTGGTTTTGATGGTATTACAGGGGACCTCATGTCAAGGTTCCATGCTAATGACCATATTGCAGGAACTGGGGCTAAGCTGCAGCAAAAATTCTTTAAACTTAATCTTATGACCTGGTGGAACGACTCGCATCGTACGGGTATGGGTCTCATGATGAGTAACCATCTAGCCGAGTCTGCCACTATGGCATATAAGGACCTAGGACCACGGCTCCAGAATGTTCTACGTCAGTACGGTATTGGTGATGCTGAATGGTCTGTTTATTCTCGGCATGGTGTTAAAAACCTTTCTGATGGCAATAAGTATATGGTTTCAGATGCCATTGAGGAATTAGGTGATGCTGAAGTTGCTGCTTATTTGGCAATGAAAGGTAAGCCTGCTAAGACCGCGCGTCAGATTAATGAAGCTAGAGATGATCTTGTTTCAATGCTCGATACGTTTTTTATTGATAGAGCAGACCACGGTATTCCTATGCCTGGTGCTGCTGAACGTGCCATCATGAACAGGGGTACTGAAGCAGGTACGGCTACAGGTGAAATGTATCGTCATATCATGCAGTTTAAATCATTCCCGATTACAATGATTAGACGTGGTATGGGTCGTGAGATTGCCGGTCAGATGGACGGTAAAGCGGATATTGTTGGATTAGTATCTCTAATCACCATGAGTACTGTGTTTGGCTATGGCGCCATGTATATGAAGGATGTTCTCAAAGGTCGTTCACCAAGAACCTTTACCGATGATAATGCCCAAAATGCTAAACTAATTATGGCCGCTCTAACACAAGGCGGCGGGCTTGGTATTTATGGAGACTTCTTATTTGGCGAGTTTAGCAGATTTGGCCGATCAGCGCTATCTACTGCTGCAGGTCCAACACTTGGTCAAGTAGATACCATAGCTGAACTTTGGACTAAAGCAACCAGGGGTGAAGACTTTGGCGCTACAGCGCTACAAATGGTAAAAGACAACACCCCCTTTATTAACCTGTTCTATACTCGGATGGCACTAGATTATTTATTTTTGTACCAGCTGCAAGAAATGGTAAATCCGGGGTATCTTTCTCGACTAGAACAGCGTATAATGACTGAAAATAACCAGCGTTTTTATATGCCGCCTTCAAGGGAAATCCCTTATGGTGGTGGTAATAAGCTGTTTGAAGGAGTGAGATAATGACTATTGCAACGGAGGTAAAACGTGTTGTCGAACTAGGTACAGGCGCGACTAGTACCTTCTATTTCAATGCACCGGTATTTGAAGTTGACGATTTAGAAGTTTATACTTTTAATACTGCAACAGGAACCGCAGCACAACAAGTTAGAGGCGGTGGTGGTACGTATGACTATACAACCACTATTAACTCGGCTACTATGTACGCGACTATTACCCTAAATACCGTTCTTCCGGCTACTTACCGTATTATTATTGTTCGTAAAGTTGATATTACTCAACAAGTTGACTATGTTGAGGGTGACCCATTTCCTGCTGAAACACACGAAGGGGCGCTGGATAAGCTAACGCTAATTGCTACTATGCTTAGTGAGCAGATTGATAGATCTCTTAAAGTTGCTATCACATCAGCCACTGTATCATCAATTGAAATTTCTGAACCGGTAGCTAATAAAGCTCTTATCTGGAATACTACCGCTGATGGTTTGATTGCAGGGCCTGATGCAAATGACATTGCTAATGCTCAAACAAATGCTGCTGCCGCTGCACAGTCAGCTGCAGATGCACAAGCTGCAGAGCAAAATGTCATAAGCATTCAAAACCAGCTATCACCAGGTAATCTTAAAGTTAGTGCTAATGATTCCACAGCTAGCTTTCTAGAGCTAAAAATTATACAGGGCACAGGTATCGAAATGACTACAAATAACGAAGGCGGCAATGAGACTCGAACCGTTGCACTAGACTCCGCCGCTTCGGCAATCAGTAAAGTGCAACTTGTAAGTAACTTTGTATAGATAGGAGGTATCATGGCTTACAGAAAATACACAGTTACGGTTCAGTCAGTTGATGGTGGGAACCGTTTCTTTATAGACGGGATACAAACCCCCGTCTTAAATCTACAGGAAGGAAATGTTTACGAGTTTGATACGGCACATGCATCAAACACAGGACATCCCTTTAAGTTTTCAACAAATGTTGATGGCACGCACGCCGATTCAGGTACTGAGCTAACATCAAATGTTAGTGCAACAGGTACAGCCGGTTCCGCTGGTTCTAAGACAGTTATTAGGATTATAACTGGACAGGCCAACTTGTATTACTTCTGTGGTAATCACTCAGGAATGGGTGGTGCAGCTATTACGGCTGGACTTGACTCTAATAAAGCACCTAGCTTTGTAGATAATTATCGAGCAGAATATGCAGAGCTAAAACAGAATATGGCTAATGAGCCCGTTAAAATTCTGTCACCAGGAACTAATGGCTCTCGTATCCATCAAATGGTTTTGACCTCAGATGATTCATCTAACGAAATCACGGTGCATTTTGGTTTTAAGGAAATGATTTGTGAAAACATTGCCGTGAACCTAGTGCCCGGATCTACACCTGCTTCTGATCCGTTTACTCTAACTAAGACGGTGGCAACTAATTGGGTAGATGATTCTACAATTCAAGGACTAGAAACCAATATCCTGGTTACCCTTGGTAGTAGTGTAGTAGCTGCTAACAGAGGTGAATATCGAGTTAGCTCAATTAGCAATCTAGTACTAACACTAGCAAACAACCCTGGTAATACCATTACTCAGGAGCTTGGTCTTAGCATTACAATTTGGCGTTGGATACCTTTGTTTAGTATGCCAGTTGCAGCAAACTCAGGTCTTAGTAATAATCCAAGTTTATCAGGTCTTAATACGACCTACCAACAGTGGCTAGATAGTGATCGATACTTCCTAATCAATAGAGATTTGTGGGCCTTGAATAAAGGTAACACTTCCTCTAACCAGGGTTCTGTTTACATCAGTACGCATGTTGGAGATTACTAATGAACGATGTTATCAAGCAAGACCTACCTAAACAGGTATTATCTGCAGGCGGCGGTGTCAGTGGTGGTGGCGGTCAGCTTGGTGACCACGAGTTTTGTGTCGCTATGGCAAATGAGTCAGCCATGTGGAAACGCATGCCTGGCCATAAACTACCCCAAGTAGGAAATAGAACCGATATTACTTACTATCACCAGGCTTTCCTTATGAAAGATGGCCAGGTGTATATGACTGGCAGCCACAGTAATAACACCTTGGCTCAATATAGTCAATCCGCCAATATTGACACTTGGAAAACTATAACGCATTGGACAGGTACGGGTTATACAAGATCCTTGGTTGGTAAGCCCATTGCGCTCTGCCAGGCTTATGACAACACAATGGTTTTAACAGATGCTGGTGATGTATCTGTTTGGGGATATAACGGCCACGGTCAGCTAGGACATGGTAATACAAGTAGCATTCAATATCTACAAAATTTAAATACCACGAGCATAGGTCCTAGGTCCTCTGACCGAAACCAGATTATTACTAAAGTTGATATTACTAGGGGTTTTCCTACCGCGTCTAATTCTCTCTATGCACTCACTAAATCAGGGCAGCTATGGGCTTGGGGTTATAACGGTTATGGACAGCTAGGACAGAATAATACAAGTAACTACTCACAACCTGTTCGTATGTATTTTAATGATGGTACATTATCATCTAATATATATGACTTTGCGGCAGGCGGCGGTGATTACCAAGCTGTTTATGCTCTTAAAGATGACGGTACTCTTTGGGCTTGTGGCCAAAACAGTTGGGGTAAGCTCGGCGTAGGTAATACCAGTAACCAGTCTAGACTGACACCTTGTACCGGACTTCCCTCTGGTTTATCACCAACTGACTACATGGCTATTGCTCCTTGTGGAAGCTCTCGGGCCGGCGTGACATTTGTACTTCTTAAAGATGGCCGCTTGTTTGGTACAGGTTATGGGGGCCAATATGCCTTGTATAACGGCACAGGAAACTATAGTAATTTTACGCAGATAGCTTTTCCAGCGGGAGTTTCTGCTTTTACAAAAATTCAATGCGGCCAAGAATATGGTTCGTGCTGGGCTATGGATGATCAAAATCGTTTGTGGTTTGTCGGTGGTTACAATGGCCAAGGACAAGGTGGCGCAGGTAATACATCAGCTGCACACATGCAACTATGCACGGGCCAAGGCTGGTTAGCTTCCCAGTATATTGGGAATAAGTGGGATATTATTGACTTAGCCTGTACAGGAGCATATAATGGTTCTGCTCATTATCATACAACGGCAATGCTAGCTAACGATGGTCATGTATATTCCACCGGCGTTTATGGCGGTTACGGAAGTGGTAATTCAAGCCAGGTAACTAGTTTTCAACGTTGGACTATACCTTTAGGCTTTTATCACCCGTCTGCTACAAAAGCTACTGGAAATACGGGTGTTGCTTATGCTAGTTTTGAAGCGGATATGCGCAAACCAAGAGATTCTTCTGGTAATATATTATGGGAACCGGCGGGTTTGACAGCTCACGGCTACACTTCTGAGTATGGCGCTTTTGTACGACTTAAGAATGGCATGGTGTTTGCAGCAGGCCGTAACTCAAACAACAAGCTAGGTACTAGTAATTACAGAGATGGTAGCCCTTATCCAGCGGAAACACAGAGAGTGAGATTAGGGGTTTAACATGGCATATACAATTATATCATACCTTAAAGGTACACAACCAATCTTCCCAGATTTAGGCGAGGCAGAAACAAAAGCTGTAGATGCTGAACCAGGCCCTACGGCCACTGAGTCTTACTTTGTATGGCTAGCCGAGATTGATGGTCGTGAGTATGCAAAAGTAGAAACAAGCCTTGCTGCTATGCCTACACAAGACGAGAGCCTTGATTATCAGACCCATGATCTGTCTACTGATGCCGATTTAAAAGCTAAACTTGATGCGGCTGCTATAACTAATAACATAGCTCGTAGTCATAGACAACAAGATTATCCAGCAGTCGGAGATCAACTAGACGAAATTTTAAAATATTTTAAACAGATTAAAGCTGGTGGTGCTACGCTGCCCACTGGCCTTAATAACATATTGACAACTTGGGAGGCAGCTAAAACAAAGACTCCTAAGGACGGGGATATTTGATGCCTGAGGATAAGACAGTGCAAGAGTTGGTCAGATTAGTAAGTGGCATGGATGAAAAGATCAACCATGTTAGCCGAACTGTTGACCAAAACACGAAGGACATTAAAGAACTTCGTGACCACGTTGCTATGGGCAAAGGTGGACTCAAAGTCATTGTTTGGGTTGGAGGTTTAATTGTAGCAATAGCTACAGCGGTAAAACTATATTTAGATGGACCACATTAAAATCATGAAAGGAGGTCACATTGTTAGCAGAATTGGCAGCCGCCAATGCGGCCTTCGCAGTTATAAAAACGGCTATTTCAAATGGTAAAGAAATTACAGATTGTGCTAAACAGATTGCAGCATTCACTCATGCTAAAGATGATCTGCATCAGAGAGGCACTAAAAAGAAAAATAGCTTCTGGTCAAAAGTCGGTGGAAAAGATGGTGACGACCTTGAAGAGTTTATGGCCCTGGAGCAGCTTAAACAAAAAGAGGAAGAATTAAAACAGTTAATGATTTATTGCGGGCGACCCGGTCTTCATACTGACTGGGTACGGTTTCAAGTAGAAGCTAGGAAACGACGCATACAAGAAAAGAAGGAGGCAAAACAAGCTAGAGAGCAATTGATTGAGTACCTAGTATATGGTACCCTAGCAGCCATAGGCCTAGTAATTGTGGCATTTGTCTTGTTCTTTGTACTAACAGTAATGAGAGACAAGGGGGTCATATAATGTTGGAAACGCTGATTGGTCCTGTTACAGGACTACTCGATAAATTTATCGAGGATAAAGACCAGAAAGCTAAACTTGCTCATGATCTTGCAACGATGGCAGAGAGACATGCGCAAGAACTTGCTAAAGGACAAATTGAAATCAACAAAGCAGAGGCCCAACACCGGTCCTTGTTTGTTGCTGGATGGCGTCCGTTCGTCGGATGGACCTGTGGTGTCGCGCTTGCGTATCACTTTGTTGTTGCTCCGTTGGTATTGTTCGCAACAGCGTACGCTGGGGTCGAAATTCCTGCACTTCCTGAGTTCGACATGGGGTCGCTCTTGACCGTGCTCATGGGCATGCTTGGACTAGGTGGTCTACGTACATTTGAAAAATTTAAGGGTGTATCTAAATGACCTACACATTGTCTAACCGTAGCTTATCTAAACTAGAAGGCGTGAATGAGCAGCTAGTTCAAGTAGTTAAAAAGGCTATAACCATAACTAGTATTGATTTTGGCGTGATCTGTGGACTAAGGACCATAGAAGAACAGAAAGCCTTGGTTGCCAAAGGTGCTAGTCAAACAATGAAATCAAAACACCTAGAAGGATTAGCAGTGGATCTCATGGCCTATATCGATGGACGAGGCTGCTGGGAACTTAATGTCTATGATGAAATTGCAGACGCTATGAAAACAGCGGCTCAAGAAGTAGGACTAGGTATAAGATGGGGTGCAGCTTGGCATATTGATGATATTCGTAACTGGCCACTCACCATGGAATCAGCTATGAATTCATATATTGATGAAAGGCGAAGTCAAGGTCGACGACCGTTTATAGACGCTCCTCACTTTGAAATAGCGTGAAGACCATGACAGACCAAATTAAACGAATCCTTAGCTATAACTTGCTGCCAAGGTTTATGATGGGTGTTATGACTCTTATGAGCTGGCGTGTGGTTGAATGGTTTATGACATTGCCTGATCCTAGCCCTGCCCAAGCAGGACTTGTTTCAGTTGTCACTGGTGCTATGACAGGAGCCTTTGCTATTTGGATGAATCACGAGAACAAGGTTACTAAGTAAGCCACTGTTTCCATTCATCACCCATAACCTGTTGTGCAATATTCTTCTTATCACGTAGAGCTTTAACAATCTTAGAATCAATAGTACCTGGACAGATAATATCAATATACAGGACTTTCTTTTCCTGGCCAATACGGTGTGCACGATCTTCAGACTGCAGCCTATGTTCTAGGTTATAGCTATTAGAATAATAAACCACGGTATCAGCCGCAGTTAAGGTAATACCCATAGATCCTGTTTGTGGATTACCTACAAAAAACCGGCAGGTATCATCTTTTTGAAATCTATCAATAGCCGTGTTTCGATCATCTTGGCTCACGGCCCCATAGTAAGCCACTGTAGATTCATCTCCGTATTCCTTTTTAAGAGCGGAGAGAATTGCTTTAATATCCTCTATGTATGTTGCCCATATAATAACCTTATTGGGTGCCTCATCAAGGACCTGCATTAACTCGGCTAGCCTGTTATTAGGTACCTGTATAATCTCGTCATCATCTGATTTGTAATGGCCACAAGTTATCTGGTGCAGCCTTAGCATCTGTGTAAGCACTGTATCTACTGATAGGACTTTACCATCAAGAAAAGATACGGCTAGATCAGATAGATCTTTATAAACTTTTTTCTGCTCTGGTGTAAGCTCAACCTCACGGTACTGATATGTCTTAGGCGGTAGGTCAAGACACTGTTCTTTCTTAATCCTGTATGACCAGGGTTTAATCTGGTCGCCTAGCTCTTCAAGCCTTTGGTATCCCACAATCTTTTTAAATGCCCGTGTACCAGCTTTCATATCAATCATGATGGCATATCGATTGCGAAAAGTATAAAAGCTACTGAATCCTAGCAAGTGTGGATTGAGAAACTGGAACTGAGCATATAGATCCAGTGGGCTACGGGTTACAGGTTCACCAGTCAAGATACGACGATACTTGGCATGCTGCCCAATACGTACTAAGTTCTTTGTTCGTTTTGCTTTAGGGTTTTTGATAGTGGTTGATTCATCTATAACCATCATGCAGCTACCAGCAACTCGCATAAAGTGTTCAGCAAACTTAGTGCCTTTAGCTGTACTAAACGCTTCAACATTCATAACAAGTATGCGCAAGTCATTACTTGAAAAGCCTATCTTTTCTAGATCCTTGGCCTGTTCTTTCTTAGGAGCAGCAGACCATGCAGCAGTCTTAATCACAATGTGATCGGGCATGTGTGTTGGTATCTCATTGCGCGTCCAATTTTGATATGTACCTTTGGGGGCAATAATCAGAGCGGAATCTATCCGACCTTGATCATATAGATAGGCAATGGTATCAATTATTACCTTAGACTTCCCTGTTCCCATGTCCATGAACAGAGCAAATTCGTCTTTTTTGTTAGATAGTTCCCAGACTTCCCTCTGATGCGCGTAAGGGCGGGTCTTAAAAGGGTATATGTTACTATGGGTCATGTTTTTCTCCGCTCTCTACGGTCATCCTATGAGGTCAAATTTCGAAAAACAGTCGAGAATTGGGCTGAATAATATTTAGCCCGCTCTTAGCACGTGTAGCTGCTACATAGAACACACGATATTCGTCATCAGGGAACATTTGCATGTACCTGTGAGATCGTGCAGCCATGTCTGTCATCACAGCAACATGCTCTGCCTCTCCGCCCTTAACTCCATGGATGGTATTAATTTTAATTCTTGGGGTAGACAAGCTTTCCCCATTACGTCTCGCTGCTAAGAAGTACTCTCTTAGCGTTGAACTGATTTTTTTAAATGCTTCATACCAAGGGAAATAATCCACAGGCAAGTCTGATAAAGCATAAATACGTTCGTCATCTATATTAAAGGAGAAACCATGAAACCGACGAACATTCTTAAGCTGCTTGCCGTATATAGTCTCGCCCTTACCCAATCTTGTCCAGTCCTTTACTGCCCTGAGTGCAGCAGACTGGAGAGGTTTACGGCTTGGGCTCTCGTAAGGATAGCCATTTTGCTCACAGACTCTTTCGTAGTCTTTTAGTAAATAACTATTACGAGCTAACAACAACCATTCACCAGTGCTAAGATCGAGATCCTCGACACTGAAATGATAGGTCACATAACCAGGGTTCCCATTATGCGTAAACTGCTTAGGCTGCCTGTTTCCTATGTTATGTAGAAGATCTGTGGCCATACTATGTACAGCCTCAGGGATACGATATGAATGAGAGAGCACTGTTTTCTCACCAGGAAGATTAATAAATTCTTCAACAGCGGCGCCAGCCCAGCGATATATAGCCTGGTCATCATCACCTGCTGCATATTTAAGTGGTACCTCACGTGCTATTTTATGTACAACTTCCCATTGCAGCTTAGATAGATCTTGTGCTTCATCTACAAACAAGGCGTCAAGCTTTGGTGGTACACCTTTAGCAAGCCATTTATCTAGCAGGTCAGTAAAATCTAGAAGCTTATGCTTTTGTTTGTACTGGGTTAAAGTCTTAGCAGCAATGACAAGCTGATCATAGTTAATATCGTCATCCACTGTTTTTTCATATGTCTCACGTAATGTGCTTCTTGTTATACGAGACAGATTCTCTAAAAAGAACAGGCGATCACCTACAGGCATAGACATGGCGTAAGCGTCATCGTTTAATGTACCCATGCCACTGGTCTCTACACCTAGCAGCTGTCCTATTTCTACCCAGTGCTGCTTTTGCATCATGCCACTTGGTTTCATACCTAGCTGCATAAAGCACAGACTATGTATCGTTCTAAAATAGTGTAGGTCATCGTCTGTTAAGTTAAACCGTTCTTGAGCCCTGGACCTAGCCTCATTGGCAGCCTTACGCGTGAATGCTATATAGCCAATGCGACTAGGATCTATTCCAAGAGCTATCTGGTCCTCAACAAACTTCATACCAAAGGTTGTCTTCCCTGTACCAGGTGGACCAAACACTATGTTCCAACTAGAAGAGGTCATCTTTCCCCTCTAGCTTTGGTGTATCAAAGTCTTCATCATGTTTTTCAAAAGCTTTAATAGACCAACAGTTAACGCCTTTACCTTTACAATTAAAGAAATGATGCTCAGCATCTTGTCCTTTAAGTATAGATGTTACTTGGTGTACGCGATAATCTCTGAAATGCATACGATCTAAGTAAGCCATAAGATCAGCGACACGGAAGTAGTGTCTATCATCCTCGGTCCATGGTTTACCTAGCAGCAGTTCATCTCTATTCTTAGCTTGTACTCTCCCAGTACAAAACCGTTCAACATGCTCCATCAACTGGCCAATAGGACTAGCATCAACAGGAGCTTCTACTACTGTAAGGTTTTCTAACAGATGATTAATAAGCTTGGTCCATGCCTGATCACTCATTTTATTCGGCATGGTGTTTAGTTTTTCCATACACTTGCGCTGAAACCGTCTTTGATTTTGTAAGTCGTCAGTCTCTAGCTCTAATCGACCACCACCATCTACATCTAAAAACCAAATAGGAGGTGTTGTATTGAACTTAGTAAGTGAATGAATGGCTGGTAAATCATTGCTGCCATCAATCCCAAACTTACGGAGCTTACAAACAGCAGCATTGCAATAAGGCGCGATCGGAGCTTTTGAGCAGGTGTACTGATAATCCTTTCGGGACGCGGACTTAATAACTCCTTGAACCTCTGTTGAAGATAACGGTGGGTCCATAAGTTTGACATTGAATTCCTCCATTGCTGGTTGCCATTTGTCTGGGTCTCGTTTACGACAGTAAACGGCCACATTAAACAGGCCATTGTTTCTTGTACCAGCAGGAAAACCCTGTCCAGCCAAGTGCTGCAAACAAGGTGGACCATCATCAAAAGCTTGTGTTGGAGCTTTGATCTCTAACTTTTCTAATTGCTTCTGAGTTAGTCTACCTTTTAATGCAGCATCAGCAAAAGTATCTGGATCCATGTTATTACACCAGCGTTCTTTACCGAAGTATGGCATGTTGATCCACTGACCGACATCACCGCGGTCAGCTAGAATGTGTGTTTGTTTAGGAAATATTTCTGAGCCGCCGAATCCGAGGGCTGCAGCCATATCTCTAAGTTTACGTTGCATGAGATCCGCAGATACCCATTCACTTGTGAATAAGTACAAGTGGACTCCTCCTGATTTACTAGCACAGGGCCATAAGGGGAGTTTAAGATCGGCAAGTTTTTCGTTGATTTTTCCGAAGTCGAGTCCATCATATTGGTCCACATCGATGGCACCAAACCTACAAGAACTGTCATCATTAATAGGAATAATGCCCAGGCCCATGGTCCCGTCCAAATGGGCTTGCCACTTTTCATCGGTTACATCCTCACGAATAGTAGTTGCGCGACCCTGTTTTTTACCGTCTGCACGTTCACCATTAATAACGTACGAACCGTGCGCGCGCGGTAATCCCATGAATATTTCTTTAAATTTTTCAAGTCGCATAGATATAGATGGGGGAGACTAAGCTCCCCCACTCCCTTAAAAAGTGTCGCCAATATCCGCGACAGGTTCTTGCTGTGGCGGGCCTGCTTGTACTGCGCCAGACTTTACTTGTGATGCAAAGTCTTTTGCAAGAGCATATACCGACTGATCTTTAACAGGGGATACTAACTCAATGTTCCAACCATACCAAGAACCTTGATCGTTCTTTTCCTGTTGGGTAGTGAGCTGATACATGTGACTGTACCTAGCTGGTGTAAACATGTTGTTGTTATTATCGACCATTTTAATTCCGGCCATAAGACTATTCCAACGTCTGTTCTTTTTCAGCTGCGTACTCGTCATGACCAAAAGACCTCGGTCAATACCTTTGTCACTAACAATAATCACATAGTGATTAGCTGTTTCGACTAGGATATTTCCTTCGGTTGTCATCAACTTGTTGTCAACACGAGAGTGCTTAGGCAAGTCATTGATCGCATGCACTGCAACTAGTCCTCCACCGTTTTCACGGGGAACCCATTCAACGAAGTTACGGACATAAGCACACGGAATCACGGTCAACTTATCTACAGCTTCTTCCGTTACTGTATTAAAGATTTGACCTGCTTTCACATCCATAGTATCTAACTGTGGACTCATCTTTTGCAAGATGGAAAGGTATGGGATAGCATAATCCTGTGCACTCAGGTTGTCCATCCCGTCAGAGGCATCCACTGCGAAATTAATCACAGAAGGAAGTTGCTCTTTTTTCTGTTGTATACCACGAGCCATGATATTAACCCTCCTTAATGACGGTTTTCTGCCCTATAAAAACTCCGAGTAAGTCCAGGGGCAGGTTCTGGCCAGACTCTACTTGCTCACGCACAAACGCACGTAACGTCTGTGGGTGGACACCTGTTTTATCAGTGTATGAAGCACCTTCTTCTTGCAAGTGCTCTTTTAGTTGGGCAGCAGCTTCATCTTCACCACGACCAAAGTCTACACTGATAGTATTTTTTATGAGATCACCGTGGTCGTTATCACGTAGCCAATTCATGGCTTCATCAACACGGTCTTTAGGAATTGAAGCAGAATAGAATGGTGACACAGTAATCTTGGTACCATCTTTTAGCTTAAACTCTGACAAACCTACTTCAGCCAAAGCTTCTGGAATATCCACTTGGCTTACTTGTTTGTGCTCATCTTTGACGGCTTTGAGCTCGTCTTCCATCTCTTTTATTTTACGTTCTAGCTTAACCTGCTTATTAGCAAGGTCAGAGATCTGTTGCAAGCCAGAATCATCGACATCAAAACTATCAATCATCGTTCTTTCTCCTATATAAATCCACGTCTACGACGTAGTACTGCTGTTCTTGCCTATCCCATTTAAGCATTTTTACTTTGCCCAAATTAAAATCGGCTGCCACTGCTCCTGCTATAGCTATTGCTGCCGGATCTCCCATCAACAATAGATAATCATGGTCACTGAAAGTCTTGAGACCTTCGCGCAACCTACGAACTGTTGGTGCAGAAGAATAAGCGACGTTACCTGGGGGTAGCAGGATTTTGATTTCCCCATAGGTAGTAGCGGGCAACAAGTTCCTGTTTGGAGCCTCTTGCACTACATAAACTTTACCGCTATTTGTCATAGCATTCTCCTTTCTAATATTGATCATATTATATTATTGTGTATTGGTACACTGTTCATAGACTTTTTCCGTTATTTCGTACCATTTCCACGGTTTTAAAAATTTTTCGTGGGTAATATCTGCTATCGGAATTTTTACGCTACCATCGGGCAGAGCAATTGCGTTTTCGAGAGCGTTCATAACAGACATACCATTTGCAACGCAGATCTCATCTTTCTTGCGCCACAAAACTTTAACCCTGCCATAGTGCAAAATGCAACGCTTGGCAAAAAAACTTATTTGACTAGATCTAAAACTTATAAAATTACCATGGCCTAGTTTAAGCTCGATCCAGGTTTCACGACCTTTATAGCAAGCATGCACATCAGGGGTTCCTGATCCAGCTGTATTTTCAACTCGGATCAGGTGCCCACTAATGTTTTTCTTAACTAACTGCCATAGTGCTGCCTCAGTTGTCATCATAATCTTGATCCATAAGGCCTAAGGCTGTATAGTACACGTCATTATAAATATGACGCTGCATGTCATCCATCTTTTTGTTTATGCGAAGATGGTCTTTGAAGTTAGTATATTTCATTTGATCAATAAGCTGCAGCAAAATATGAGAATACTCAGAGTCTGTTAGCTCTATTCGATAAGCATAATCACGCTCAGGGGTATACTCTTGCTCATTTAGCTTATGGTGAAAGCCACTACGCTTCAGTATATTCGGTATTGTATTAGCATTACGAGCACGCATAAGGACAACTTCATCATAGTCCTTGTGCCGCACAACACTAATCATGCCTTCATCAGTAAATAACCACATAACATTCTCCTTTCTATTTGATTTCGCCCCAGTTAGGACCGATTTCTACATCAACCTTGAGTGGTAATTCAAGATTGACACAATTTTCCATTATATCACGGTAAGTATCGGCTTGTACACGATCTTCAACGGAAAAATCAAGCTCATCATGCACCGTAATATGTGCTGTTACACCTTCATCATATAAATCCAGCATAGCTTTCTTTGTCATATCAGCACTGCTGCCTTGTATCAAAGCATTCAGAGCTTTATGCGTGAATGATCGACGTAAAGGTCTATCATTCCATACTTCCATTGCAGCATCTCTGTTCAATGGTGTTTCTCTGTTTGGCCAAGTGTTTCTACTATCAGCTGGTTCAAACAAATTAAAGTGTCTATGCCTACCTAACAGGGTTTTAATATAGCCTTTTTGGTTGGCAGCACGTGTACACTCATGAGCAAGCTGACGCACAAACGGAACTCGACTATGATACTGCTCAAAAATAGGCTTGGCTTCAAATTGTTCCATGCCTAATTCTTGACTGAGCTTATAGATACCCATGCCGTAAAACATACCAAGGTTAATAGTCTTTGCTTGCTTACGACTGATGCCAGCCATATCAGCTACAACTTGGTGGAAATCTGTATCAGCATTATTTCTATATTGGTTGACAGCATCTTCAGCACCTCTTAAAGCACGAAGAAAAGCATAGTGCATCAAAACCCTTGGTTCTTGTTGGCTATAGTCAAGACAAGCCCACTGCTTACCTTCATCAGGTAAAAACAAACTACGAATCAACGGACCCCAGTATTCATCACGAGCTGGTATCTGCTGCAGATTAGGTGTTGATGAACTAAACCTTCCTGTTCGAGTACCATCAGAGTCTTTGCGCAATGAATGGAACTGAGCATGGATACGACCATTGTGTTGCTGCTTGAGACATATGCCTTCAATGAAGTCACGCCTCATTTTATTTATTTTACGCCACTCAGCAATACTCTTAGCAAACGGATGCTCATGACTGTTAAGCCAATCACTAGTAAAAGATGGGTTACCACGATTAGTACGTGGATACCATATACCTAAGTTGTCAAAAGCTTTTGATAGCTCGTCAGCAGACCAGGGTTCAACAACGGTACCACATTCTTTTCTTATACTGGTAAGCAACTGAGCTTCATCAGTCAAGCATTTATCATTAAGCTGCTCGGCTTTATCTATATCGATACGGACGCCTTTGAACCTCATGTCTAGTATGACATTGAGTAGTCTAGACTCAAGCTCAAATATATCCCATAAGCCTTGCTCTCTTAATAGCTTCTCTTGATGCTTCCATATTTCCAGTGGAAGAGCTGCATCTGCCTCTGCATACGGACCAACATATCTAGCTGGTAGTTTCCATAGCCCACCCTTGGGATCAACTCCAAAAGACCTTGCTGCATCACGCAATAAAGTTTCATCTTTATCCTGGTTTAGATAATACTTAGACAGGTTAGATAAGCTGTAGCCACCATCACGCTCTTCATCTAAGAGTGGTTCTGAAACTTGAATATCTCTGAGGCGCCCTTTAACTTCCACCCCTGCCGCCCTAAGCCATTCAAGATCGTAGAGCAGGTTTGCTCCAACCTTATCTTGTCTGCCGCCGAGGGTTGCTCGGGCCCAGTTAAGGACTGATCCACTGTCAAGGTTATCTCCTCCCTCGTGAGCGATGGGGAAGTACCCCACAAAACCAGTATCCGTCGCAATAGAAATCCCGACGAGTTTTCCGTCATGTCGAACCCCTCCGGGACCAGAAGTTAATAAGTGCGGATCCGAAGTTTCGACGTCTAGACTGATTATCTTTGCCGCGCTTAGATCTGGTAACTCTTTTGGAGGTCTCCAGTCTGCTTTCGGTAGGAACATACTCATTTGTGCCATGTTCTATCCATTCTCCTTTCCATAATTTTTTAGGACTTTCATCCGTATAAGCTTTGATAAACACAATACGTTTACAACCTGTATTCATCAAGAGTTTCGTACACGTATGGCACGGACTTGTCGTGATATACGCCGTTTTAATAGCCGCCACATCTTTACATTGAAGAATAGCATTTTGTTCTGCGTGTATGGCTTCGCATTTATCGAGTCCAGTACCACTAGGCAAGTTAGCCCCAGGGCAAGGAGTGTCAATACAATGGGCCACGCCAGCAGCCACACCGTTGTAACCAGTAGCCAATACATGGTTACGACTATCCACCAAAATACAGCCAACATTGCGGCGGCAGCACGTACTGCGAGTTGCAACAAGCTCTGCCATAGACAAAAAATAATCATCAACACTAGGGCGCGAATGTTTCGTCATGAGCTGCCTCCCACAAAGCGTCCACAAGTGCATCACAGTCCTTATGCTTAAACTCTAAAGGACTACGCGTGTTTTTAATCCCACTAGGATATAGCTCTGTAATGTCATCGCAAGCTTCCCACTGTGGCTTATAAATATGAGCTGATCCTGCATTAAGATAAATCTTGCCGAGACCAATATCTAAATCAGCATACAAGATCAAGTATCGAGCAAGCATACTGAAATTAAAAATGTCATATGGCCAACCAAGCCATAGATCTGAGCTACGCATAGTATCAATGACATGTAGCTCTTCATTCCGTATTAGGAATTGAACTGATAATGTGCATGGAATATCTCGACTGTTGCGAGGGTTCTCACGCCATATATTGATTACAGCTTGTCTTGAATCAGGATCTTTTGCCAAATTATCAGCAGCATAGTGTAACTGATCACGTATCTTGGGCCCATAAGCACCGTGATAAGTAATACCATCATCACTAAACTGGGATATAACTTTACTAAATGGCGCAATCGTTGATACACGATTGTCACCAGATAATATCCATGCAGCTTCTGCTGCCATAAATTTATAACCAAGGGCACGTTCTGGTACAGATAAGATTGGATCTGCCATATCAACTTTGGTTTGTAAGCCTACTATTTCACGTATCTTTTTGCCGCGTGGTTTAGTAATGCTGCCATAATCCCTGACCCATTTGATGGCTTTTAGCCATTCATTGTTGATTGTGTTATCGAATAACATGTTTAAATGTCTCCACTAAATCGGCTTCTGGTTTGAGCAAGTCTTTTGTATGCAGCACACGATCAAAGTTTTTAGCAGACATAAGGTCTGTAAAATGGTCGTCATCAACAGTGTTCCACATAAACAAAGATTCTGGTAAGTTAAGCTCATGCAGCTTGGCAGTCAATTCTATTGCTTCGTCATATTGATAATGAGGCCACAGGTTTTTATGCTGATTAGAATCAGATACCATTAAATATCTAGCTTCAGTAATATGACCTGTAATATTCCAATTATCAAAATGTAAAGCTGGTTGGAATTGCAAGCTACGCCATAGGCCAGCCATTGTTACAACACGCTCAATGAATAAATCCATAGCGTGACCCCAATCCGAAATGGTATACAAGATCTTATCTTTATGATCGTTGATACCACCGGTACGAATTAGTTGATCAATGTATTGACCTTTATCTTGGTGTGTACTTTCGCCACGCCATAGTTTAAGATAAAGATCAACCACTGCAGCAATGTCATCATACATTTCCTCCCTATGCTGCTTTAACTCGGCGTGGTTTGCGACTGCCGACTGTACGTCATCCGGAAGGCAGAACACGTAGACCACGCCAAATTTTTTAGCTACTCTTTCGCACATACGTCCTTGCAAAGGCCATGTACTGCCGCCTCGAAAAGCTTTGGCATAGACCGCTTCTGATGGCCACCACCTGTCAATGACAACTGGGCATGTTTGTCTTGCTGCCCACCTAATGGCTGCTGTGTGGTAGTCAAAGATTTTGTCTTTCCATCTGTAAGTAAGATGCAGATACTTTGCCCCAGTTTGTTTGCAGATTTCATGTCCAAGTGTGGTTTTGCCTGTACCGTCAGGACCATCAAGAATTATGATCATTGTCAAACAAGGAGCGTTGCTCCTCCCCTACTAAGTCTGTTAAGTCTGGTGCAACCCAGCCTTCAGGCTTGACAACGTCAAAAGCTGAACTTCGTTTTGATTGGTCAGCAGACTCGGCTCTTACTTTAGCCATGTTTGCAGCATGAACTCTGTCCCATGCAGCTTGAAAATCGAATCCCTGGATATATGTTGTACCTAAAGCCACATAAACTAGATCAACCAAAGCGTCTAGCTCGTCAGCTTTTGTCTGTGACACAGCATATTCATTGAGCTCTTCTTGCATGAATTTAATGCGAAAGCCACGGAGCTCGGGCTCCAGCACGCGCGGCGAACCGTCGTACTGAAGACCGAACTTAGCGTGAAATTCAGCAATGTCTGTCATTAAGGACATAGCTTTTCCCATTCTTCAGATGAACCCCAACGACCTTCAACGTCGCGTAGATTAGGGAATAGTCTCTTTTCAGATGGTGGACCTTTTTTAAGCTGCCACAAAACGTTGCGACTGTGTTGAGGTACCAATGGTGCCAGTACAGTTGACAGGTAGTTTGTGTCATAATAGTCACGTAACTGATCCCAAACCTCTCGCTGCGCAGGAGTGAGTTCATCTTTATAGTCTTTCATTGAAGCAAAGGTACCCCAATGACCCTCGACACGAAAACCTGTATCCTCGAGTGTAGCCCCAAAAGCTTGATAAGTCATCTCATTGACATGATTGGCAGCCGCTCCAACGTGTTCGTCGTAACAAGGTGTAGACAAGAAGACACGACCGTCATCTTCAAGCAAATCATAGAACTTTGCCAGCATCCGACGGCAATGGTCAGGCTCGACGTGTTCAGCTACTTCAAAGCAGACGATCACGTTCGGCTTGGCTTCCATTTCTTCTTCGGTGATAGTGCAGACATCAGTCTTGCCCCATAGTTTATGTGGCTTCCATGATGCATTTTTGAACTGGTCTGGTGTGACCAATGGAACCATATCAACGGCTCCATACCATGCTGTACCCATACGAGATGAATGCAGCAACTTGGCAAGAGGCATCTCTTTGCCGCAGCCTACGTCAAGGACGCGAGCTGATTTATATCTCATGCTTGTGCCAAGATACTTGACTACATGAGACCAACGAAGACAGTGAGCAATATAGTCCCTGTGTAGGAAACCACGCTCCTCTGCCTGATTAATACTAAGATAGGTAGTATCCACCTTTTTACCACGTGCATTAGCCATGTTTTCTCTCTTCCATATAGCCTTCAGAGATCAACTGTCCTTTATAGTATGACAGCAACCTTTCGGCCTTTTGTTTTGATTTCACGTCTAACTCAATCTGATCTAGCAAGTCATCCTTACTAATTACAGATTTAGCTTCAACGATATTGAGGATAGCTCTGGCCTGTTTGGCCAGAGCATCCGATCCAGTTGCTTTTACAAATGTAAAAGTAGTCATCATAATTAAGCAGCCTCCGCATACTCCGTTGCAAGATGAAGCGCACGACGCTTAAGTGCCGCACGCGGACCAAACCATGCTGAATTGAGACTAGCATCACGATTACGACCAGCCTTGTGGTCAGCATAATATGTGACAGCATTGAGAGCAGACCACCATGACCCTTCGGACATATTAGCACCAGGTTGCGTATACATTAACTGATGAACAGTCTCACACGTACGACTAAACTGAGTGCGGTCAATATCGTCATTGGCCGGTGTTTCATTAAACAATACTGGTTGGAATAGCTGTGCCAAGAATCGATCGAAATCAGACTCTTTATACTGCTTACTAGCAAGGAATTGAGACTGCTGCTCAAACTGTTCAAGCTGAGTAGAAGCCAATCCTAATGCTTGCTCTGCAGCAAACTGGACATCAGCATCAAATGCACGTACATGAGGCATACGGAACCGCTCACCTTGCTGACCCAGAGCCATAGTCAATGTGTTGTTACACACGACACGGACAGGAGTGAACATAATAGTGAGTGATTTACCCCATTCGTGCGGGTGACTAATGAGCAAATGACCTTGAACCTCGTCACCGCCAGGCAATGTAAAGCCCTCGCGTATATTAGCGAGACCCCATACTTGCTTGCCGCCTGATAGGCTACCAGCCGTACCCATAATCATGTGGCCTGCTTCAACAAACTTGTTGAAAAAGCCAAAGACCTCTTCATTTTGAATAGGTAAATAATTCTTGCCACACGGACCTAGGATCTTATTGTCGCTGTCGCGAACAAGCATGCCATAGTCTATTGTGGTAAGAGTGCCCTCGGTATGGTCATACCCGGGGGTTTGTGGAACAAATACAGGACGACGGGACACTGTCCAATCCAAACCTGCAGCTTCGAGCATTTCAGTCGGGGTTAAATTATCTTCGACCTTGGTACCTAAACCGTGCCAAGGAACCTCTCCTGCATATGCCATAGTTTCTACTTGATGTGCCATAACTTTCTCCTTTCTGGCTTGTGATCAATTTCACTCTGATATTATAACCCAGACAATATCAGAATGTAAACGGAAATATTTTGATGAACAAAAATGCCAACAGGTACACTACAAATAGTATACCCGCTGGCACGGCGATAAAGATCAATAATGACCATAACGTGTCGCCGTCATTATCCATTTTGTTCAGCGTTTCTCATACGCAATAGGTTGCGACCGATGAGTGTACCACGATAGTACTGGAAGATACGCCAGGACGATTGCTTGGTTTGCAGCACGCCACTGGCTTTAAGGTCTTCAACCATAGACTGTACTGTGCTTTCCATGATCCACTCATTATGGACCGCTTTCTGATGTATCACTTGAGCCTGTTTAGCAATACCCTTAACATGCTCCTCGGATGTTCCGGATAGAAACATATATTCACGAGGACCTTGCTTCGGTCTACCTGCTTTTTTAACAGGAGCAACAGGGATCGACTCTCGCGGCTGACTGTTAACTACCTCTTCAGCCATCTTCAGGATACGTTTGGCTGCTGCCGTCTTATCACTGAATTTAGGCGCTGTTGGGCATTTAACGATGTTGCAAAAGATAGCATTCAGTTCAGTCATGCTATTCTGCTTCAAGCCATCGATACCTGCTTTGATGGCATCTTGTGCCATTACATAACGTTCATTCATATCATTCTCCTTTCTTACTTGTATGGATATGGACCGTCAAGTTCTTGCCATGGATCACTGTCCATTGACTTACTGTCGTAATCCTGGCATACAAATACACAACCAGTCTGCTCTACTATACCTCGCACACTTGACATATACGGGTTAGCTCGATTGGTTGCTATCTTCACTTCCTTGTTCGGATCATGGTCCGCAAGGATCTCTAATAGGTCTTTAACTAGCATAAGCTTTCTCCTTTCTGGCTGCCACCATTGGCAGCATTGAGACCATTCTACCACAATTATCGGACAATGTACACATGTTATTGGCAGCTGATTTATGGCCAATGACCCAAGGACCACGGGGATATATGCTATAGCAATAGGTTATTGGCATATTGTATTTATTGGTCAGGGGGACTAAGGAAAAATATAAAAAATTATTTTTTCTCTTATAAGCAACACCCTGAATATAAAAAAAGGGATCAAGGTTGCCCCTGATCCCTAAACCGTCTGGCTGCTGAAATCTAGTTATTGATAGATCGAGTCATCGATAAATGGGTCACCCGCTTGTGTCTGATGGTGTTCACTTAATGCTGCTTTCAGCACGTTTCTATTTATGTGATATATTTCAAAGCACGGATTTCCGCCTCCTGGTCCATCCAGTTCAATCAAGCTATGGCCCAAACCGTATTTTTCAATCCACTCTAGAAAATCGTGGATCGGACAGTCATGAGCCACATCGATCGCCGCTTTCCATGATTTCTTATATTGATAATCCGTAATCCTTATAATTTTACCCGTTGTGTTGTCCCGATTTTTTATAATTTTATCCATTGTTTTCTCCTGATTTCCATAGTTGATAACCACCGATCATACAAACAAAGCCAATTAATGATATGAGCAGCATGGTTTCAATCGAATTCGCGTACTCCATACATTTACCATCGCAATCATTTGCACTACCCATTACCATTATCAACCCGCCAAACATACCAATAATGCCCACGGTTTTCTTTATTAAACGGATCATCACTCTAATCCTTCCACTAATTTTTTGATCAGTGCAAGTTTTACGCGACGATCAAATTCTACAACCGCTTCCATACAGTCGTCAGTGTCATCACAACGCCAATATAATTCAACTAAGCGATTTAAGTTATCCTCGATGCAATCCAGTAACTCATCGCATCCATCTTTCACATACTGGTTATTTACGTCCATTTCATTCTCCTTTATATTAAGCCCGATACACATTTGTATTGGGATTATTAATAATATAGCATGTTTAAAATGGTTTGTAAACAGTTTTTTTAAATTATTTTTAAAATAGTTTTAGACGCTATAAATATACGCACTCTCGCACCCACTCTCACCTTGATTAAATATCTATTTATTTCAACCCACTCCCTGTCACCACGATTCCTGGGCCGTTGTCCCTGGTTCCTGGTCTGTATGTGTCTGTAC